GTGGTTAAAAACAAACGAGAAGTAATTAAAAAAGTAACATCTATTGGACATTCTGTAAGAAGTATGCCAAAGAATAAGAAGAAACGAGTAAGTTGGAAACGATATAAGGGACAAGGGAAAAGACGATAATGGCTGTAATCTATCAGAAGGGACTTTCGACACATACTAGAGGATGGGCTGATCTGGATTTGGATTTTACCAAACATCCTGTGACGAAAGATATTACTAGAAAGTTAAATGTGGAAGCTGTCAAACGATCTGTAAGAAATCTTATTCAGACCAATAAGTATGATAAGAAATTTCATCCAGAAATTGATGGTGGAGTAACACGACATTTATTTGGTTTGGCCACAGCTGCAACGAAACACGATATTGCAGAAGCTATTGCAACCTGTTTGCGTAATTACGAACCTCGTGTTGTTGTAGATAGAGTTAATGTTTTTGGGAATGCTGATGAAATAGCTCATGTACAAAGTGATATTCGTGTGTCAGGAAATATAGATAAAAATGGATTTAATGTTTCTATATTTTTTAGAATAATAAATTCCCCAGAGCCGATTGAAGTTTCATTATTCTTAGAGAGGATAAGGTAAATGGCAAGCAATAAAATATCAGTTACAGATTTAGAATTTGATTCTATAAAATCAAATTTAAAAGCACATTTAAAATCACAAACACAATTTCAAGATTATGATTTTGATGGAAGTAGTATGGACATCTTAATGGATGTTCTTGCATACAATACTCATTACATGGCTTACTATGCAAATATGCTTGGTAATGAAATGTTCTTGGATACAGCATCTCTCCGTTCCTCAGTTGTTTCTCATACAAAACATTTGAATGTTATTCCAACATCTGTAACCGCACCGACAGCTTATTTGGATATGACATTTACACCATCCAATTCTCCTGTTTCTCTTACGATTGCAAAAGATACACAATTCAAAACAGTAATTTCTGGTAACAGTTATACTTTTACAACAACGACTGCAACAACGATTTTTCCTATTAGTAATCTTTATTATGTTAATAGTTTAGCAATTAAAGAAGGTACACTTTTAAATAATGCATACACGGTTGATCTAGCTAATCCTGGCCAACGATTTCTTATTCCAAACTCAAATGTAGATACTTCTACTGTTGTTGTAAAAGTACAAAATTCTGCAAGTGATTCTACTCTTGTAACATATGCAGATGGTAATTCTTTAGATGTAACTACAATTTCATCTACACAGAAAGTTTATTTTCTTCAAGAAGTAGAAGAACAGAAATATGAAATTTTCTTTGGTGATGGTGCTGTTGGAAAACAACTAGCTGATGGTAATATTGTTTTTATTGAATATTTAAGTACGGGTGGTGTTGCAGCTAATAAGGCAAGTACATTTGTTGCTACTGGAACAGTCGCTGGACAGACTTCTGCAAATTATACTTTGACTACTGCTGTTGCAGCTACTGGTGGTGCAGCGATAGAGTCAATGAAATCGTTAAAGAATAATGCACCTAAATTATATCAGGCACAGAAACGATCAACAACGAAAGATGATTATAAAGCTCTGTTATTGCAAGAGCGACCTGATATAGAATCTCTTACTGTTTTTGGTGGAGAAGAAGCAAGTCCTCCTGTTTATGGTAAGGTGTATATTGCAGTTAAACCAACAGGAAATACATCATATAGTAATACGACTAAAGATAATATTAAAACAAGTATTCTTAAAAAATCAAATGTTGTTACAGTTATACCAGAAATTATAGATCCTATTTTTTATTATATTTTAGTAGATACAGTTGTTAATTATGACCCTGTTGTTTTATTATCAACAGAAGATGTTTTAAAGGCTTCGATATCTACATCTATCAATAGTTATTTTACAAGCAGCTTACAGAAATTTGACCAGAAGTTTAGACATTCTAATTTGACAAAAATAATAGATAATACAGATAATGGAATTAGAAATAGTAAAACATCTATTAAATACCAAATGAGAATGACCCCACAAACATTGGGAACTACTTCTACATATACATTGGAGTTTAATGCACCGTTAACTAAAAGTTCTGTTGTAAGTACTGCCTTTACTACTAGTGATGGTAATACATATTATTTAAAAGATGATGGNGCTGGAATAATTAAAGTTGTTAGAGCGGTATATACAAGTGGTGTGGTTACTTCTTGGAGTCCAACAACATATTTTACTATAGCAGATGGTTCACAAAATCAAGGTACAATAGATTATGATACTGGTAAGATTGTATTGAATAATTTTAATCCATATACAATTTTAGATGGAACGGCTTATATTAAATTTAATGTAACGCCATTAGTTAATAATCAAGATGTTACTCCATTACGAGAACAAATATTAACAACTGATACAACAGATACAGCTGCAGTTGTTGTTACTATGGTTTCAGAAACAATAATCTAATATGGCAAGTAATCCAAATACACCAATACATCCTTCGTTTGATGAACGAATATCTGTTCAAGTAGAAGGACAATTACCAGATTTTGTTAAACAAGATCATGCTACGTTTGTAGCTTTCTTGGAAGCTTATTATGAGTATATGGAATTACTTGGTAAACCATATGAGATTATTAGTAATTTGGATAATTATTTTAATGTTGATAAAACAGTAGATGATTATTTAAAATATTTTAAGAATCAGTTTGGTAAAGATGTTCCAGAAGCAGTATTTGCTAATGCCAATAAACCACAAGTATTAAAGAAGCTTCGTGATTTCTATCGTTCCAAAGGTAGTGAAAAATCATTTCAATTTCTTTTTCGTTTACTCTATAAAGAGGAGATTGAATTTTATTATCCAGGTTCTGATATGCTTCGTGTATCTGATGGTAAGTATTCATCAGATAAAATTTTAAGATGTGTTGATACAAGTGGTACAGCTGTAGTTGCAGGGTTTCTTGGAAAAACAATTACTGGTGCAACATCTACTGCTAATGGTGTTGTTGAATTAGTATTAAATGAATATGTAGGTCCGTTTAGTGTATCAACAATTTATCTTTCTAAAGTAGTTGGAACATTTCAGGCTTTGGAAAATGTTTCCGATGGAACTAATAGTGTACAAATAGATGGTATGGTAACTGGTTATACTATAACTAAACCTGGAAATGGTTATAGTATAGATGATAATGTTACGATTACTGGTGGTGGTGGAGGTGCTGTTGGAGCTCAATTTTTAGTTGATGCATTAACAACGGGAAGTATTACTATACACACAATACTAACTGCCGGAACAGGATATGTTGTTGGTGATAAACTAACAATTAATAATACAGATAAATTAGAAATTGATGGAAGAACTTGTAGTATACTTGTTAAGACAGTAGATGGTTCTGGTGGAATTACTGCTATTGAATTTGAACATAGAGGATATGGATATACAGGTATACCAACTGTTTCTGGTGGGTCGGGTAGTAGTGCAAATATTACATTAGGTGGTGATAGTATTGGTGGTATTGCATCTTTGAAATTAACTAAAAATGGGTTTCGTTATAGAGAAGCTCCTCTTCTTGATTTTTCTAATATTGGTGATGGAACAGCAAAGGGTACTGCAATAATTAGTGGGTATGAAGATAAACATGCGATAAGATGGATTGGTGATGATGGATTTATTTCATCTGCAAATTATATTCAAGACAGTCTATATTATCAAGTGTTTTCTTATGAAATAAAATCTGGAAATAGTATTGCTAATTGGAAACCTTATGTTACTCGATTAGTACATCCGGCTGGTCTTGCATTGTTTGGAAGGTCAATGATAATATCATTGCTTTCTACTAGATTGGGGATGCAGCCTGGCGAAACAGCATTTCGTACTCCTTATGTACATACATTTCCATATAAGATTATTTTTCATGATGGTGATATTGAACCACCTGTTAGATTAAATGTTCAGTTACAAGGTAATGGTACTGCTGATCCATTTGAAGAATGGCCTACTGGTGGTGTTTGGCCACATGATGGACAAGCCAACGGACCCGGATTGGGACCGGGACATTCTGAATGGCATATTTATGAAATAGATGTACCTATTATTTTATTGACCTCAGCAGATTCTGATGATTATGAATTTATTGCTCATGCGTGGGATGGTGGTATATATAATTATTCTCCTGATGATCCGGCTACTCTTGGAACTACAACCTCTTCAGAAGATTGGGGATTTGTTTCTGGTGGAATTGGTGGTGCTTTACAATTAGGACCTTTAAAACGACAGATAGACCAACAGAAATTTAATAAAGAAGGTGGATTATCCAAATCGTCATATAAACAGGGTGGGTCTGGATATACTCTTGGAACGATTACTGTTACTGTTTCTGGTGGTGGTGGGACAGGTGCTGTTTTAACACCTGTATTAGGAGATGCTCCGTCAGTTGTTTCATCTGGAAATGTAACTGGAGCTGTTATTGGATTTACTGTAGCTAATGCTGGTTCTGGATATACAGGAACAGTTCCATTAATTGTTACGATTACGGATTCTGGTACTGGTGTTGGTGCTGCAGCGAAAGGTATAGTTGATATAACTACTGGAGAAGTTACAGGTGGATATGTACTTCAGGAATCTCATGCTTCATTGATGCGAGATGGTGTTAAATCAACGGAAACAGGAACATTAAGTGCGTGTCCACACCAACCTCCTCATGGAGAGCCTGATATAATTAATGGTGGAATTAATGATTTTTATCCTATATTGAAACCACCCGGAATGGAAGATTTGGGTGGTGGTTATACAATACAACATTTTAAAGATGCAAAAATTGCAACTTATATTACTAATAGAAATGAAAAAACAAGAATTGTAATGAATAGTGACATTACTCTTGTATAAATATTATAAATAAACAGAATTTAAAAAAAAGGATTTGAGATATGCCTGCTATTATAACAAACGCATTTAGAACATACAATGCAGATAATTTTATTCAGTCATTAAAGCCTACTACTGATACTCCGGCCGGATTGGGCAATAAAATATATCTGCTAATTGCCAAAGATTCGCCGTGGTCTGGAAATAGTGCTGGTCAATATGCAGACGGAACATACACGGATAGTATTGTTCCTTCCCCAATAGATACAATTGTTGCTCCTTTTATTCATTATAATGATACTATAGCTGCTAAACTTATTAATGTTTCTGATGTATCTCATGTTATTAAGAGGGTAAATTGGACATCGGGTGTTATTTATGACGAATATGACCACGAGCAAGATGATTTGATTGATAAGAATTTTTTCGTAATGACAGATCAGTATAATGTTTATAAGTGTATTAGTAATAATCAAGGAGCTGCATCTACTGATAAACCTACTGGACAGGGAAATGGTATTATTGAAGGAGGAACTGATAGATATCGTTGGAAATTTATGTATGAAGTTCAGCAGGCAGATGTTTTGAAATATGTAACAACAGATTGGCTTCCAGTAAAAAATCTTACAGCAAATGACGGTACAAATCAATGGTTGGTTCAACAAGCTGCAGTGGATGGAGCATTGGAGCATATTGATGTTGTTACTCCTGGGTCTGGATATAATTATGTAGATTCAGGTACTTCACCCGCAGTTGCAACTTCAACTACTCTGGTACTGCGGACTGAGGCCGAGGCTATAACAGATGATGTTTATAATGGTGCAACAGTTTATATTGCTAATGCAACAACAGGTGCTGGTCAGCAAGCAATCATTACTGATTATGTTGCAAGTACAAGAACGATTACTGTTCCAACATGGTCTATTATCCCAACTGGAACAATTGAATATCAAGTATTCCCTACAGTTACAATTGACCATGGGTCAGAAACACCTGCACCAACTACAACAGCAACAGCAGTAGTTATAGCAATGTCGGGTGATGCTATTTCACGAATAATGATGACTAATGTTGGAGCTGGTTATCGTTCTGCAACCATAACTGCATCGGGTGGTGGAAGTAGTCCAACACATTCTACTATGTCTGCAAGAATAGGTCCTATAGGAGGTCATGGTGCAAATGCAGTAACAGAATTAGGTGGTGCTTATGTAATGATTAATGTTCGTTTAGTAGGAACAGAATCGGGTGTGTTTGAAACAGGAGATGATTTTAGAAAAGTAATTTTACTTGCTAATCCTAAACAAGAATCTGATGGTGCTGATGCAACAGCAACAAGNTACGGTCCTACAGTAGCTGGTGCTAGTGGGTTAAAACACGATACTGGAAAAATGATTTATGTTGAATATCGTATGCCTATTAATCGTGCATCTGACCAGACAGAAGATATAAAATTAGTCGTTGAATTTTAAGAAGGGTTATAATACATGACAACCAATATTAATTTAAATTTAAATCAAAAGCCTTATTTTGAAGATTACGATGAAACTAAAGATTTTCATCAAGTCCTCTATAAACCTGCTGTAGCTGTCCAAGCAAGAGAGCTTACTCAAGAACAAACAATATTAAGAAACCAACTCAAACGATTTGGCGATCATATATTTGCAAATGGTAGTAAAGTTCTTGGAGGTGACTTACATCTTGATGTACAGTATTTTTATGTAAAATTGCAGGCAACTTATAATGGAACAACTATTGATCCTTCTTTGTTGTTGGGAAAAACAATTGTTGGTAATACATCTGGTGCAAGAGCAGTTGTTGTAAATACTGCTGTGGTTGATAGTGTAACAGGAGATCCTGATACTTTATGGATTAGGAAGATTAGTGGTGACTCTACAACAGATGGTGTTCAGGGTGTTCAACTTACCCTTTCTAATAGTTATACTGGTGGTTTTGGTTATACATCAACCCCTACTGTTGATTTTGCTGACCCTCCTACTGGCAGTGCTTACAAAGCAACAGGAATTGCAGTTGTTGGTGCATCAGGAACAATTATTGGAATTAATGTAACTGACTCTGGTTCTGGATATACTTCAGCCCCTGTTGTTACTATTGCTGGTGGTGGATATAGTACATTAGCAACCGCAACATCTACTCTTGGTACAGCTGCAGAGTTTGTTGATGGAGAAAGAATTAATTCAACTGATAGTACATATACTTCTGTATTAGCAGTTGCTTCATCTGCAACTGGAAGAGGTTCAGCTGTACATAATGCTGATGGTTATTATTATTTTAATGGTAACTTTATTCGAGCTGGTGAAGGCACATTAATATTAGACAAATATACTTATGTTCCAACTTATAGGATAGGATTCCAAGTTACGGCATCTCTTGTATCAAATGCTGATGATACATCATTGTTAGATAATGCTCAAGGTGCATATAACTATGCCGCACCGGGTGCAGACCGTTTGAAGTATGCACTTACACTTACCAAGAAAACCACAACATCTACAGATGATACAGATTTTATTGAGTTATTAAAAGTTAATGGGGGGTTTAAAGACCAAGAGATTAAGTATCCGGTTTATTCTGTTTTAGAAGATACTTTTGCCCGTAGAACATATGATGAATCTGGAAGTTATACTGTAAGACATTTTCCTATTCAATTAAAAAATCATGCAAGCGACGCAGCTAAATTTACAGTAAAGGTTGACCCAGGAAAAGCTTATAATTTTGGACACGAATTTGAAACTTTAACATCAACTGATGTTTCTGTAAATCGTGCAAGAACTGATACAAGAGCAGTAAATAATTTTGATCGTACATTACAATATGGTAATTATACAATTGTTAAAGAGTTGATAGGTAATTTTGATTCAACGGCTAATGCTATTGTTGATTTGCATAATGTAGCTCATCCTTCTATTACTTTAACAGACCCCACTACTTATGCTAGTACTAAAATAGGTACAGCAAAAGTAAGACAATTAAATTACTCATCTGGTACGGCTGGTTCTACACCAGGTGGAACTATAAATTATTTATTTAAAATGTATCTTTATGATGTTCAAATGACATCAACTGATTTTGGACAAGTTGAAAGTATTATTATTCCTGAATCTCCTTTATCTGGTACAATTGTATTAAATTCAAAATGTAATATTGATGTTTCAGGTAAGGCTTTGGTTGCAGGACAACCAAACATAGCGGGGGATGCAAAATTATTTGAAACAAATTTTAATTCTCATGTATTTAAATTATCACAAAATGTTATTAAAACAATTCGTGATTCGGCTGGTGCAATTGATACCAGTTATCAAATCCAAAGAACATTTTTAAATGCACAAGTTAATTCTGGTATAATATCTTTAGCATCTGGTGGTAGCACAGAAAAGTTTCAAGGAACTGGTGTATTAAGTGATAGTGTTAAAACAGCTCATTATCATGCTGTTATAAAAACAGTTGGTAATTCTGGTCTTGTTGTTGGTGATATTATTAATTTTGAAACGGCAGCTAGTGGAATTGGTACTGTAGCAGCTAATGGTCAATCGGTTACATTAGATACTGGTCAAGCAAGTCATAATTATACCGCTGATGTTATTGCAACAATTAATATGGATACAAAACAAGAGAAAACAAAAACTCTTGTTAAGAATGCAGTAACAGCAATTGTTGCACCTAGTGGTGGAGCTCAAACATATACTTCTTTAAATGTTTCTGATGTATATGCTGTTCGTGCTATTTATGATTCTGGTAATACTAGTAATGATGCCATTCCACCTAAATTAATTTTAACGGGTGCTACAGGAACTTATATTGCTGGAGAAACTATTACAAATGCTGGTGGTACTGCAACAGGAACTATTATTTCACATAGTCCTTTAACAAATATTTCTTATGTTGCAACTTCTGGAACATTTGCTGCTACTGATATAATTACTGGAAGTGCTAATTCTTATACAGCAACTGTAGCTACCTATACTGTTGGTGATACAGATATTACATCTCGTTATACTTTAGATAATGGACAACGAGATAATTTTTACGATCACGGTAGAATTAAATTAACGGGTACTGCAGCTACAGGTCGTATTTTGGTTGTTGTGGATTATTTTACTCATAGTGGTAATGGATATTTTTCTGTTGATTCATATACATCAAGTGGATTAACTGATTCATATGTAGATATTCCATCTTATACAAGTACAACAACTAACGAAACAGTTGAATTAAGAGATTGTGTTGACTTTAGACCACGAAGGCAAGATGGTTCTGGTAATACGGCTCTGCAAAATGGTGAAGCTATTTATCCCAATTCAAATTGGCAAGCAGATTATGAGTATTATTTACCAAGAACAGATGCAGTTTATTTGAGTAAAGATAATTCATTTGCTATTGATACCGGTGTGTCCAGAGAATTGCCTATGGCTCCTGTTCAAAAAGATGGAGCAATGCATTTGTGGTTATTAAAAATACCAGCTTATACATTTGATACTAAAGATATCGAAATGGTATATATCGAAAATAAGAGATATACTATGAGAGATATTGCTGGCATTGAAAAACGAGTAAAACGAATTGAATATTATACATCTCTTTCTTTACTTGAGAAAGATGCAGAGGCATTGGTTATTCCAGATAATGCTGGTTTAGATAGATTTAAAAATGGTATTCTTGTTGACCCATTTAAAGGACATAAAGTTGGTAATGTTTTGGATCCTGATTATAAATGTTCTATTGATTTTGAAAATCAAGAATTACGACCTTCATTCAATTCTAATATAGTTGATGTTACATATGCATCTGGTTCATCTACGGGTGTTCAATTAACTGGTGATTTAATTACATTACCATATACTTCATCAGCATTTCTTACTCAAAAGCAGGCATCTAATGCGGTTAATGTTAATCCATTTAATGTTCTTCAATGGATTGGGGTTTGTGATTTAAGTCCTCCAAGTGATAATTGGGTATCTACAAATAATGCTCCAGATGTTTTAGTTAATAAAGGAGAGAATGATAACTGGGAAGCTTTTGGAAGAAATTTGGTTCAAGGGTTTGGTACTCAATGGAATGACTGGGAAACACAGAGTAGTGCAGCCGAACTTATTCGGACTGATTCACGAATGGCCCCCGGAAGAATAAGAATTGATACTACTACAAATCTTGTTACAGCTAATCAAACACGAAGTGGTATCCAAATGAATTTTGAAGGAATGGATTCAATTCAAACTTCTATCGGTGATCGTGTTAGAAATGTTTCTATTTTACCATATATTCGTGCGCAAGAGATTACTGTTACAATAAAAGGAATGAAACCAAATACGAGAGTGTATCCATTTTTTGATGGAGAGGCTATCGCAGAGTTTTGTACACCTAGTGGTGGTGTCCTTGGTGGTAATATCTATACAGATGAATTTGGTGCCGTTTCTAATTTATTATTTTCACTTCCATGTCCTGACCACGCATTAAGTCAAACTCCTCCACTTCTAGTATTTAGAGGTGGTGAACGACAATTTTTAGTAACTGATGTTACTAATGGTGATGTAAACACAGCTACTACTTTTGCAGAGGCTATGTTTCAATCACAGGGATTATTGCAAACTAAAGAGAATGTTATTTTATCATCACGCGTCCCAAGAATATCTAATACTAATTTGACAGGCGCACAAACTATATCATTTACAGCTGCAACTCAAACTCGTACTTTCGTACCTCCTCCACCTCCTCCACGAGGTGACCCGTTAGCACAAACATTTTATGTTGATTCTAGTCAATATCCTGATGGTCTTTGTTTATCTAGTATGGATTTATATTTTAAGACTAAAGATGAAAATATGCCTGTAATGGTTGATATTTTAACAACTGCAAATGGATTTCCAACTGCAATAGTTGTACCATTTTCTGAAGTTATAAAAAATCCAGCAGATGTATCTATTAGTTCAGATGCAACAACTGCTACTACATTTACATTTCCTTCTCCGGTTTATTTATTGCCGGGTGAATATGCAATTAGAATAAGAGCTAATTGTATTGGTTATCAATGTTGGGTTGCTGAACTGGGTCAGAATATTGTTAATACAACAAGAAAAATTTCTGACCAAGCATACTTGGGTGTTTTGTTTAAATCACAAAATGCAAGTACATGGCAACAAGATCAAAATACAGATTTAACATTTGTATTAAATCGTTGTGAATTTACAACAGCAGGAACACACGAAGCTGTATTTCAAAATGCTTCGGGACAGGTAGCTGATTATAAAATGGATGTTATAGATGCAATACCACAAACAGTTGATATTAGTTCAACATCTATTGATTGGAGTGCAAGAACAACATTACAATCAAGTGGTTTATTAAATTCGGGGTATGAAAATATTACAGCAGATTTAAATCATGAATTTGATAATCAAATGATAATTACAACAACCTCTGGTAGTTTTTTTAATAAAGCAGTATTGGGGTCATCTTCTTCTTTTGTATCACCAATAATAGATACGAAGCGTAATAGTGTAATAGCTGTTGAGAATGTTATTAATAATCTTACTACTCTTGAAACAGAATTACCAGCTGGTGGAGATGCTGATGCCAGATATATTACAAGAACAGTTACATTAGCAGATGGTTTTGATGCACAAGACCTAACTGTTTATTTAAGTATGAACAGAAGAGCAGGAACAAATGTAACTTGTTATTATAAAGTTTTATCACAATATGATGTTGATTCATTTGAAGATAAATTATGGAAAGTAATGCAACAGACAAGTAATTTAAATACTATTTCAACAGACCCAGAAGAATTTGTTGAGTATCAATTTGATCCAATTGGTGCAAATGTATATTATTCTGGTGGTGGTGCTAATTTTACTTCATATAAAACTTTTGCTGTTAAGATAGTAATGACAAGTAGTAATACTACTGTTATTCCAAGAGTAAAAGATTTGCGTGTAATAGCATTGGCATAATATGAGTGAACATAAATTTGTTAGAGATAATAATTCTAATGCAATTTTAAATACTAATATAGGTGCATTAGAACGATATAAGATTTCAAAAAATCAACGATTACAAGAACAAGACATTTTACATAATTGTGTAGCCGATATAAATACTTTGAAAGGTGATATGCAAGAAATAAAAAATCTTTTACTAAAGATGAGCGAGAACTGATATGGCAAAAAGAGTACAAAGACGAAGAGGAACAACAGCAGAACATTCTGGCTTTACAGGTGCTGAGGGTGAGGTAACTGTTGATACTACAATAGATACTCTTGTAGTACACGACGGTTCAACTCCCGGTGGTCATCCTGTAGCAAAAGCTGATGGAAGTAATTTTGCTAATAATTCAATTGGTATTGTTCAATTAAATGTAGCAGATGGCCAGGCCGGTTGGTTTCTTAAAACTGATGGGGCAGGTACATTAAGTTTTGCTGAAGTAGATGTGGGTGGAACATCTTTAGGTGGTGTTCTTGGTGGTACTATTGCTAATGCTACGATAGATGAAAATGCAGTAGGTGTTACTGAATTAAATGTTACAGAGGGAACGGCTGGTTATTTTCTTAAAACTGATGGAGTTGGTGGATTAAGTTTTGCTGAAGTTGTTACTGATCCTAGTATGGCTGGTGATGTTGGTGGTATAACATCCGCTAATACAATCGGTGCTGGTAAAATAAATCCAGTTCATCTTTCAACACCATTGAAAGATTTTACTGTTGATGATGGAGTAGGTTCTTTGGGTGTTAATACATTTGCTTTATCGGCAGCACCAGGTTCTGTTAATGCTATAATAGTTTATATTGATGGTATTGTTCAACCACCGACTGCTTATTCATTATCGTCAAATCCAAATCAGATTGTATTTACAGTAGATCCTCCAGTTGATTCAATAATTCGTATTGTGCATCTTGGATTTCAATCAACAGTTGGTACTCCTTCAGATGGAACAATTACAACTCAAAAACTTGCAGCGAACGCAGTTACGACAGATAAAATTTTACCTTTAACAATTACAACAGGTGATCTTGCTGATGATTTAATTACAGAAGCAAAGATAGATGCACAGACTATTACTGAAGCATCTATACTACCAAATACAATTACAAATATTTCAATTGCAAACGCAACAGTTACCGGTACACAAATAGCTGATAATGCAATTAATGGAGAAAAGATTAGTATTGCTGGTAATCAACAAGGCGATATCATGTCTTATGATGGAACTAATTGGGTAAGAAATATTGCTGGTAATGTACAAGGTGACCTCTTATATTATAATGGAACAAGTTGGGTACGATTGCCGGCTGGTACAGCTACTCATGTTTTAACAACTACTGGTGCAGGTGCAAATCCTTATTGGGCAGCTGGTTCGTCAGGTACTGCTTTGCCTGCTGTTGGTTCAGATGGAAATGTATTAACATCTGATGGAACAAATTGGGCAAGTGAAGCTCTTCCAACAATTGGAAATGTACCAGCTGGTGTACTTAATCCATATGCAGGAGCAACAGCACCTGCAGGTTGGTTGTTATGTTATGGTCAATCTATTTTACGAGCAACTTATGCAACATTATTTACAGCAATCGGTACTACTTACGGAACAGCCTCAGGAACGACTTTCAATCTTCCAGATATGAGAGGTCGAGTTGCAGCTGGTCAAGATGATATGGGTGGAACTTCAGCAGATCGTTTAACTACTCCTATAAATGGTGATACACTTGGTGCAGCTGCCGGAAACGAAACCAGTTCACATACTCATGGATTCGTTACAAGTGGAAGTGGAGCACAAGGAGTTGGAAATGAAACTATTCAGGCGGCCTCAACATCTATTGTACAACCAACAATTATTTTAAATTACATTATCAAGACATAAGGAAAAATAAATGACTATTAAAACACATGGAAGAATGATGACCAATAAGACAATTGGTGCTGACCAGCTCGCTGTTTCTGATTATGGTACAGATAATCAGGCATTAGTTACAGATGGTGCAGGTTCAATAAGATGGGCAACAGTTGGTATTGGTGGTAGTGTTGGTTCTTCTACATATGTAGAAAATATTTTTGCTGGTGATGATAGTAAAACAAAATTTCAAATGACGGCAACTGCAGCTCTTGAAGAATCATTACTTGTTTTTGTTGATGGTGTAGCACAACCGACATCTGCATTTACTTTAACAAGTTCAGGAGTTGGTATTGGTGCTAATAGTCAATTGGATGAAATTAATGTTTCTCCTGCATTGGCTACTGGACAGCAACTTAGAGTATGTCATCTTGGTATTAATACAGCAATTGCAGATGGAAGTATTACTGGTGCCAAGCTTAGTTTCCCACCAGCAGCTGGTGGTGATTTATTATATCATAATGGAACACAATATGATAGATTTCCAATAGGAACAGCTGGACAACTTTTTGCAACTAATGGTGCTGCTACTGCACCCGAATGGATTCTTGGAGATACTGCTGGTGATATTCTTTTTTATAATGGAACTAATTATGAAAAATTAGGTATTGGAATAGCTGGACAACTTCTTGCAACTAATGCTGGTGCTACTGCACCTTATTGGTTAAATGCAACTACAGCAGCGTTACCTGCTGTTGGTGCAGATGGAAATGTATTAACCTCTGATGGGTCTGATTGGAGTAGTCAACCTCCTCTCGGTGGAGTTGGTGGTGAGTTGGTATCAATACAAAGTTTTACTGCTACTAATGCAAATCATCCAGGTCTTTCACATACTTGGACAAGACCTTCTGGAGTTACAAGAATAAGAGTATGTATAGTAGGAGGTGGGGGTGGTTCATGGTCTTCTGGAGGAGCAAATCAAGGAACTTCAGGTGGTGCTGGAGGAGCAGGTTATTGTGAAAGTATTTTTGATGTTACTAATGTTTCAACTGCAACTATATTGGTTGGAGCAGGTGGTCTAAGTGCTGGTAACCCAGGTTCATTAGCTACTCCTAGTACATTTACTGCAACAGGTCTTACTACTATGACTGCTGGTGGTGGACAACCACAACAAAATCCAAATGTCGCAGGAGGTAGTGGTGGTACCGCAACTGGTGGACAATTAAATATTCCAGGTGGTATCGGAAAACACAACACTGCTGGTATATCGAATGTTGGAAACCCAGCCGACGGTGGTCTTGCGGGTGGACCTTTTGGTGCCAGGATTGGGAGAGGAAGAAATGGTTGTCCTGAAACAGGTCAAGGACAACCCGGATATTGTAAGATATATGAATACTCAGATGCAAGTGCCTCCCTAGTTGGAGAGAAATTAGTATCACATCAATTATTTACGAGTAGTTCGACCGCGACTGGTACTTGGACAAAACCTGCTAATATTACAAAAATTAAAGTTTATGTAGTTGGACCTGGTGGAGCATCAGGCCATACCGTAGGCACCAGCCACTCAGGTATGGGTGGAGGTGGTGGTTGTGCGTTGTCAGTTTTAGATGTAACAAATGTTACATCTTATCCATATGTTATTGGCGGAACTTCTATATCTGGTAATCTTACAGTTACCTCAGTTGATTCATCTTTCAATACAACGATTGTTGGAGGAGCTGGAGGTTCATCTGCAGGTGGTGGTACTGCTGGTGGTTCTGGTGGTAATGCAACAGGTGGTCAACTCAATTTTACTGGAGCATCTGGTGAAAGTAGTGATGGATCCGGAGCAGGACCTCTAGGTGGCAATATTGGTAGAGGGAAACTTTCTGAACAACCACAGAGCGGTTGGCAGGGCTCAGGTGGATCGGCTGCTATATTAGTTGAAGAATACTCAGATGCTTCATTAGTATCTGGTGGTTCACTTGTCCCAACTGGTGTACTTAATCCATATGCAGGAGCAACAGCACCTGCAGGTTGGTTGTTATGTTTTGGTCAAGCAATTTCACGAACAGTTTACTCAACATTGTTTACAGCAATTGGTACTACTTACGGAGTGGGTGATGGAAGTACGACTTTCCTTCTCCCAGATATGAGAGGACGAGCAGTTGCTGGTCAAGATGATATGGGTGGAACTTCAGCAAATATTTTAACAGCTGCAGCTGCCGATACACTTGGTGGCACGCTTGGTACTGAAACACATAAGCATAGTCCTGATGGTGTCGCAGGGAACCCGATAGGTGAGTATGACGGCGCTACGTCAGGGAATGATCGGCAGGCGATGACAATGGAAAGCAGTATACAACCAACAATTATTTTGAATTACATTATCAAGACATAAGGAATAAAAAATGGCATTACAAACAATTACAAAAGATATTTTAACTCGTACTTCTGGTGCGGCATTATTAAATTTACCATATGATATATCTTTTCTTGCTGGTTATGATGGAGAAACTGTTAAATCTGATGTTGAAGCAAGGACATATGGTGAAATGGTTATGGCACGACCGGGAACTTTTGTTGGTGAAGTAGGTTATATAGATACTGTTTGTACTGGATTGGCTCTTATATGTGATGTTGAAAAAAATGGAACAAGTATTTATTCTACGAAACCACAGTTTGCTGATGGAGTAGCTAATAATCTAATAACTGTAGGTGTACTATCAACAACTACTTTTGTAGCTAATGATAGAATAACTTTTAAAGTTACACAAATTGGTTCTACGATTGCAGGTAAGGGTGTACGATTCTCATTAAAATGTAAGGTTTAATATGGCATTTATAAATCAAGGTAGACATATTGGTACTGTTGGGTTGGCTGAACCTGCAACTGAAGGTGGAATAATAACTTCTTATGGTGCTTATACAGTTCATACATTTTTAAATTCGGGTACATTTACATTTTCTGGTGCTAATGTAAACATAACTGGAGATATTTTATCAGTAGCTGGTGGTGCTGGAGGTGGCGGCGGCCAAGGTGGCGGAGGAGCCGGAGGTATGGTAACACAACAATTATCTATTGCACCTGGTGTATATAATATTATTGTTGGAGGTGGTGGTCCGATTGATGGTATAGGATTTGATAGTAAAACTAATATGACTGGTGAAACTGTTGCTTTGGGTGGAGGAATGTGGGGTATAAATGGTGGATTGGGTGGAAGTGGTGCTGGCGGAGGAAGAAACGGACAAACTGGAGCTGGAACTGCTGGTCAAGGAAATAATGGTGGTAGTGGATCAAGTTGTAATGGTGCTACTGGTGGCGGTGGCGGTGGTGGCGCAGGTGCTGCTGGTTCTGCGGCAAATGGTTTTAGTGGTTGTGGAG